GTGTAGGCGGGAAAGTGTCTAAGATTTAGACGCCCCCTCCCTATCCTACTGATAGCAAAGGTACTTAGCCTTATCCTGCTCGGTCTTCAACCCATGGCACGGCCGGCACATTGATACCAGGTTCTCATCATCGTGCGTACCATTAGCTGCCAGTGGTATGAAGTGGTCAACTAGTTCTGCTAGTACTACGCGTCCTGCTTCCCTGCACCACTCGCACAGCGGATCACGCGCCCGCTTCGCTGCCCTGATCTTCTGCCACCGGCCATCGTACCCGCGCGCTGTAGCATGCGGCCTGGTGTCTACCCGTGGCTGTCGTTGGGGGCAGACGCCGGCATGGGCTTCTTGGCATCGTGCGCACCATCGGGGGGGAGAGGTGGGCATAGGGTAGAGTCCAGAATGCCGAGAGGGCCACGGTTGCATAGCCCGGCGCGGTAAAGATCACGCAGAATTATTGACTTTTGTTGATCTGTCAGATGGAGCACGGTATCTGCATCAGGTCCTGGGTACTCCCATCGTTTACGCCGTGCCATCACAGCCCAGCCATCAGCGAGGAGCGGTGGGTGTAGGTATTCGGCAAAACCTTCACGACAGTAGCTTGAGCCGTGACCCGTGTGGCGATCTCGTTCGGCTCAGCCAGCAAAAACACCCGCGTCACAGCTTTGTCTTTCTTCCGCTGCACCATGCGCGCCACAGCGCCAGCGGTTTTGAGGCTGCGCAAGGTTCTTATGTCAATTGCCCGCCGCTTGCCAGATGCGTTCTCGCAAATAACAGTCGGTCCGGCCAGTTTCAAGGTGTCCAAGCGCATCTCCTCGATTGGGAGCCCGTGAGGGCTGGCGACGTGTACCACCACTTCAAACCCCGTCGGAGGTTAAGCCCAGCTAGACGGCAACAATCACCGGGCCTGTTCCAAGAATCACATGCGTTTCCCTTCGTGAGTCAAGCCCTTTTTTGAACTTTTTTAGCCGTCGCAATCCGTACCGCTTCCCACAGCGCCGCCTGCGTTGCCGAATGGTCTGCCAGGATGCGCTGTAGGAGCGTGTTTTGCCGCTGGAGTTCGCGGATTTCCATGCGCATCAGCGCCATGGCTTGCAGTTGCTCGGGTGTCATAGCGTGCCCCCAGCGCAACGGCATTTCCCGCTGAAGTCATACGGCTGCTTTAGCGGAGTGCCTTGCTCGTCCACCATGCCCTGCACCCGCACCCACTTCGTGACACGGATCTGCCCGCCCACGCACCTCGCCGGATGATGGATCTTTTCGAGCCCGCGCGAGTTGGGATCGTAGTCCCAATAGGTTAACCCCGGGATCTCTCGCCCACACTTTCCCGTATTCGCCCTAGGCGCTTCGTTGACCGGCTGCCCATGCTTCGCCTCGTTCAGCGCGTCCGCGATGTCTTGTGGCCCAGTTGGAATCGATTTGCGGCCCAGTATGAGATCCACCGCCGCCTTCGCGTGCGTTGCATCGTCGGAGTGGCTGCAAAGCACGTCGATCAGATCGGTGAATGCCTCGGGTGCCATGAAGCCAAATCCCTGTAGGCTTGACATGCGTTTTAGCTGGGCGTGGGCTGTGCCGCGGTTACAGGGCATCTTCCACCTCGAGCCCGGCCTTCAGGTCCACCGGTCCAAACCGCCGCGGTGCCCTTGGTGCTGGCGGGGCTTGCGAGTACGTGCCGTCCCGCGTCCACCATTGCGCCTGCTTCGTCCGTAGGTCCGGGTTTGCGTCGTAAGCGGCGCGCCATTTGCGGACGCTGGCCGTGAAGCTCAGGCAGAACCCATCCGGGTTGCCTTCGAAGCTGGCGGACTTCTGGAACTCGCTGCGCATGGCCGATGCGGTGAGCCCGACATCTCCGCCGGCTGGTAAATGCTCACACGCGAACTTCGCCGCCGCCTGGAAAAGCTCGTCCGGGTCTGGCCCGCTGTTGGTGATTGCCGAATGGATGATTAGAGGGGCGGTCGGGTCTTCAAAGCGACGCTTCTCCTCTCCCTTTATCTCTTCTTTTTTGTTCTCTTCTCTTCTTTTCTTTTCTATTGTTGCAATTGTTGCAGCCGCTTCACCGTTTGTTGCGGATGTTGCGTGCGTTGCATCGTTTGTTGCAATTGTTGCAATTGTTGCAAGCGTTGCATCTGTAAGTGAGTTGCAGCTAGAAAGGTCATTTTCCTGTTTCTTCTTCTCGCGTGACTTGCGCGCCCGGTCAGTAGACGTTTGCGTGGTCTGCCACACATCCCACTTCGCTACCCCATAGGTGCCATCTGAACACTTGAAGTAATCCTTTAAGTTATCTATTGCCTCAGCAACAAGGGCTCCATCGAGGTGCAAGCGAAAGGATATCTGGCGAATCGTGCCAAGCTTGTTTCCGTAGCGATGCGCAAGTAGCCAGCAGTTTACGAGGAGCCGGAAGTGCTCGGCTGGCATCTCCTGCAAATCGGGGTCATCCAACACGCTCTCATAGAGCTTTATCCAGTTGTTTTCGGCGGTGCCAATGCTGTTCATGCGCACACCACCGCGCCACTTAAGAAAGTGCCCATTTATAGCTCCCAGTTGTTTTGTCTCTAACTCCCTGCCTTGTTTAAATCCGGGTGCCGTCGGCATGGCACCCGGACGAGACATGGGAGTTACGTGGGGGATCAGTCCCACATATCCATTATCGGTCCTGACTCAAGCGTGGGGACGATTTGAGCGCCCGCCGCAATGTTGCCAGTTGGTTCTTCTCCGCTCGCCCATCGCTGGGCGTCTGCGACATCACGTAGTGCCGCCCGTTCGGCAGCCGCCACACCTGGTGGTTCTTCTGGCGCACCAGCACGGCGCCGGCGCGCTTGAGTTGGTCGAGGATGGTCACGGGGTGGCCCGCCAAATCCGAATCGCGGCCCCGCTGGTAATCGAGCCTGGTGGCATTTCATCGGCGTACCGCTTGCACGTGTTCACGTACTCCACCACCCGCGCATCATCGTCCCAGGCGCCGCCCGTGGTCAGCGCGTCCTCCGTTGAGCGGATAAGCTTGGATAAATCCGGCTTGCGGTCATGCAACGCCGTCCGCTTACGAGACTTCGGGCGCGGAAACACAAACACCATCTGGCACCGCACCGGCCCGTCAATCGGTGGCCGTCCCGCCATGGCTTCCCGCGCGGCCCAAGCCACGGAATCGCGCCACGGCTTAACCTTCTTCGACGACTCCACGAGGATCACCCGCCCGCGTCCGTCGCGTCCCTTCGGCGATTTACTCCCTTGTGGCCCAGGCACGCCCAGTACGATGAGTTCGACGTCTGGCGGCCTCACTTCACACCCCGCAGCATCTCAGCGCCCACCGCCGCCAAAACCGCCAGCATCACGGCCTGAGGCCACTCCCGCGCGTTACCCTCAACTTGGGCGTGCGTGATCGGATGCCGCAGGCGAAGTGTGAATGTATGGCTTGCCGCCGTCCAGAAACTATGCTCGACGCGCCACCCGTCCATCTGGATCGCCGCCATGGCCATGGCCGCGGCTGCGGGATCGCTAGGCCAGTGGGGAATAGCGCGAGTAGGCAACCACCACGGCTTCTGATCGGCGGTGGCGAAAAACAACTGGCCTTGATGCTCCGTCACCTGCCACTCCATCACCCGCTCCGCGATCAGGCGGGATTCGGCTAGGGTCCATTGGCGGGTCATGGCTGGGCCTCTTTACCGCGTTGCGCCCAATGCGGCTCCCATGTGTGCCCTTGATCGTCGTACTTGATGATAAACTTGGGCACCCAATAAGATCCGCCACCGGCCTCCCGGCTGCGAACTAGCGTCATCCACGCGCCAAGTTCGACACCTAGCGTATCAACGCTATCCTCTAGCCTTTGCAATTCAGCCGAGATGGCTTCCCAGTCTAAATAATGCCATTGAGGTTGATAGTAGATTACCTTCGCCCTCCGCATGGCTTTGCAAATCCATGGAAAGCCGGGGATCGGCTCACACGCCCTGTATTCTTGCATCGCGCGCCTCCTGCTCCATCAAAAAATCCTCCGCAAACCAGTCGCCCATGCCAAGCTCCGCCAGCGGGTGCCCGTCCGCGATGTACCGCGCCGCCGCCTCGCGCTGTTCGCTCTGTGCGGTGGCGATGAGGTTGTCAGTCTGCTGCATCGAATAGCCCTCCCTGCGCACCCGCATACGTCTCCGCGCTCTCCAGGTGCTTGATAGCCGTCGAAAAGTAACCCGGCTTCAACTCGATGCCGATGAACTTCCGGCCCTCGTCCAGCGCGACAAATCCTTCAGAGCCGACGCCAGCGAACGGCGACAGTACAACGTCACCAGGCGACGACCACAACTCCACGCAGCGCCGGATCAGACCGAGTTGCAGCGGGCAGATGTGTTTTTCGTCTTTCTCATCGCGGGCGATGCGGAAGTTGAGCACGTCGGTTTGGTCGATATCCCACCACACCGGCTCTGCGTAGCGCCGCCAAATCTCCACGCTCGTCCGCCCGTCGCGGCCTTTGCGGGCGTATTTCGAGGGGTGTTGATCGGTTTCGCGCGGATCTTGCGCTGAGTCGCCAATATAGCGAGTAAATCCCGTCGGCCGCTCAATCGGCTTCGTGCTGAGATTTTCACCGGGCGGCGTCTTGCGGAAGGCCAGCACGTAGTCCGCCATTCCCATGCGGATCTGTGAAGAATCTCGCATGACGGTCTTATGTAGGAGTCCATTGTTATTAGTGCGTTCCCGCTCAGTTACCGGGCACTTCCACACCGTGACGCGGCTATGGAACGTCCACCCGGCCAGCTCCATGGCGACGATGCACTGGCCAGGGAAGTCTCGCAATCCGCTTGCCCCGTCGCTGTTGCGATACGTCGGCAAGTCCTTGACGTGCATCACGCATAGCCGGCCCGTCGTCGTCACGCGAAGTAGTTCCGGCGCAAGGAACCCGAAGTGCGCAAAAAACTCCTCATCGCTCGCGCAGTTGCCCAGATCGGCCTCGGAGTCGGAGTAAGTGTACAGGCTGGAGAATGGCGGCGAAAACACCGTCAGGTCTACCGACTCGTCGGGTATGCCCTTCATAACCTCGCAGCAGTCGCCGTTGTAGAGCGCCCAGTTGCGGCCGTGCCGCTCGTCTAAAATCACGTTCATTAGATCCACCTCGGAAGATTCATTTGCTTTGTGCCGACGGCCGATGCAAGCTGGCGCCGCCCGGAACCATTTTGAATTGCCGCCATCGCATGAACCATGGCCGCTTTCATTTCTTCGTGCTTCTTCTGCTTATCGCGGATCGTTTTTAAGACTGGGCCTTCCGTCTCAGCGATGACCATGTAGGCGTCAACCGGCCGCGTCTGCCCGAAGCGCCACGAACGCCGCACGGCCTGATAGAACTGTTCGTATGAGTAAGACAGCCCGCAAAAGATGTGCTTATTGCAGTGCTGCCAGTTCATGCCGAAACCCGCAATTGATGGCTTCGTAACGATGCGCTGGAACGCGCCGTTTGTGAAGCCGAGTAGCTTCTCTTCCTTCGCTTCCGTGCGCTCGTCGCCGCGAACTTCGATGGCCCCGTCGATAACGCGCATGAGTTCGTCGGCTTCGTAGTTGGTGTTGCACCAGATACACCATGGCTCTTTGCTGTCGCCGATAATCTCTGCTACCCGTGCCGCTCGCGCCGGCGCCGTCAGCCGCATCTCCCGATGTAAGCCTGTCGCCGATACATCAGCCACCCGGAACAGTTGGCCGTTGGCGTTGATAGATTGATCGACGGCAACGATCTCCTCGTGGATATTGAGCGCCGGCATCACCCATCCGTCATCACTGAATCCCAGGTCCGACGGCTTTTCCATGCACACGGACCACGACGCCACCCAACGCCAGTAGTCCGCCTCGGCGTGGCCTTTCAGCCGGTAGCCGCCGGCCCTCATCGTGTCGTTAAGGAACCACCGCATCAGCATTTGACCGCCGCTCATGATATCCAGAAACTCAGAGTGGTTGCCTAGCTCCATGTGATCGTTCGGCGACGGCGTAGCCGAGCAACACAGCTTATAGGGCGTGTTGGCGAACGAGTCCTGCAGCAGTCTCCGTGTTGCCCCGGTGAAGTTTTTGAGGATGCTCGATTCGTCCAAAACAACGGCGTCGAAGTGGCCCGCGTCGAAATGCTTGAGCATGTCGTAGTTGGCGACATTGACGCCACTCCGCACGTCCTTTTGACTTCGGCACTGCGTTATCTCGACGCCGAACTTCGCTCCCTCAGCTACGGTTTGCGCGGTGACTGCCAGGGGTGCCAGTATCAGCGCGTCGCCGCCTGTGTGCTGGCAGACCTGCCGCGCCCATTCCGCTTGCATCGCAGTTTTGCCTGATCCGCACTCGGTGAACAGCGCGAACTTACCAGCGTTCAGCGCCCGCGTGATGCTTTGCTTTTGGAAGCCGAATAGCTTGCCGTTTAGGTCGAACTCTCCGGAAATTCCGGATGGTTGCGGCTGAACATGCTTGCCGTCGAGAAACGCCCGGTAGCCGCTCACACCCGCCCCCCATCCCGCGTCGCCCAGCGCCGGGATAAGATCGCGTCCACCGCCGCCGCGTGCTTTGGGCACACCGCTTCACCCTCAATGGCCGACAGCGCCGGATATCGCCCGCCCCGCAGTCCATCAGGCGCATGGTACGGTCGCGGCTGCTCCGCCTCTATCGGAACCTTGAGCACCTTCCGCCGCTTCTCCATCGCCGCAGCACTGCCAGCCGTCGCGCCCTTGGCCGTCTGGCGGGTCGAGCACTGCTCGCAAAACCGCGCGTTTTTTGACCGGTGCGCAATCGATGCCCCGCACGGGCACCGTCGCGCAGCGTTCGCCGCTTCAGCCGCAGCCACCCGGCACGGCTTGCAAGCGCCTTGGTGGATGTCGTTGCCCGCGAGCACCGCCGCGCATACCCGGCATGGCTTCGCTGTTCTGGTGCGTGCTGCGGCTTGCTCCGCGCGTCGCTCTAATAGGCCGCATGTCCGGCAGATCGCGCGGCCTGGCTTGTACCGGTCAGACTCCGCCCATAGCGGCGTGTCGCATTCCGGGCATGGGTCGCCCGGTGTCCATTTCTTTCTCATTTGCTCCCTTTCCTCCCCCGTGTCGGCAAACCGGGGTTACTGCTCGTTTACAATCGAGTTTCTTTCATCGGCCTCATACTGCGCCCCTTCCACCGCCCAGCGCTTCCGCTCCGCCCGCGGCGCCGTCGGGTACTCTTCGGCGTAGACGCGCTCTAGTTCGGCGATGCGGGCGAGTTGCGGTGATGGCCGGCCAGTCATGGCTTCCCCCGTGCGGCGCGTGCGGTGGTCATGAGTAACGCCCTTTCTGCGCCATGCGAAAAGCAAAACGCACGGCATTTTCCCAGAAGTCGTAATTTCCAAACAGGCGTTCGTTGTACCAGACTTGCCACATAAGGTGACCCATAAACATGCGTACTCCCTTAACTGTTATCTTGTTGCGGTTCATTTATCCCACCACTCGTAGGTTTCCATTTGGCGATTGCGGCGAGGGCGTCCTTGATTAGCACCTTCTCGCGCTGCGTAAATGCGTCCCATTGCCCGACTTGCAACAGTGCCTTCTCCGCCTTCGCGATCGCCTCCGCCGCCGCGATCTTCTGCTGTGCCAGCGTGTTAGCGAGGTCGATAGCTGCTTGACGGGCGCGACCCAGCTCCTCCGCCGCCGTGGGACCACGCTCCATCTCGCGCTCTGCTGGTGTTATTCGCGCCATCACTTCCCCTCCCGAAGCCGTTTGGCCGCTTGCTCAAGCGAGGCGATCCACACGGATTTAGCCTCCGGATCTTGCACGCTTACGACGTCCAGATAGCCCTCCAGCCACTCCGCCGCACCCTCCCGCCGCTGCTGGGCGTCTCGCCGGGTAAGTTCATCACAGTAAAATAGATCGTCAGCTCGGGCGCATCCCGGAAACCCGTGGGCACAAGCACCCATCTCCGCCTTCGGCAGTGAGCAGTACACGCACGCCTTGTCGGACTCGGCCAGCCGCAAGCGCATGAAGTCGTTTTCTTTGCGAGCCTCGTCTCTATCCGCCTCGGACCGCTCCAGACGCTCGATGATGTCGGAGACAAGGCTGGTCACAATTCGATATGCTTCTTCCCGCGCAGCCTTGGATGCGTATGTGTGAGCGATCTTCAGCCACTTTTGCAGTCCTTCGATTTTCGCTTTATCCACGCTGGGCCTCTTTCCATTTGCCGATTGCGGCGAGGGCGTCCTTGATTAGCACCTTCTCGCGCTGCGTAAATGCGTCCCATTGCCCGACTTGCAACAGTGCCTTCTCCGCCTTCGCGATCGCCTCCGCCGCCGCAATCTTCTGCTGTGCCAGCGTGTTAGCGAGGTCGATAGCTGCTTGACGGGCGCGACCCAGCTCCTCCGCCGCCGTGGGACCACGCTCCATCTCGCGCCGCAGATCCTCCGCGCGATTGCGGCAGATTCGCCGGATGTCGTCGCGGCTTGTACAGCACCAAGCCTCGTATGCTATCGCACCCAACGTCCTCTCAGCCATTCGGCACCCCCGCATTCAAATACACGCCCTTCATCTTCTCCCGCGTAATAGCCGCGTCACGATTCGCGGCCGCCCAGGCCGCGATGTAGTTCCACGCCTGCGCCCGCGTGGGCTTCCAGCGCAGGTAGGCGCCGCCGCCCAGTAATACTGAGCCAATGATTGCTATTTCCATGTCCATCTCCTATTCCGCCGCCGATCGTTTCGCCGCGCGGCCAATCTCGTATTTCACCAACGCCGCCAACGGGCAGATATAGCGCTGTAACTCCCACGCTTCCGTCCGCGCTTGCGTCGCCCAGGCCACCGAAAGCGGCCCGCGAATCTTCCGCCAACGCCACGCGGCAACATAGGCACGCCGGTGGCACGTCGAGCACTCTCCGCATTTGCATTTCAGGTCGCGTGGCATTTTTCTCCTTTGTTTTCGGCTGGCCAGTGGCTCCCCGGCCAGCCTAGAATTCAACAAATCCTCAAGTTTTCACTGGGTCGTAACGGACTACCTCTTTTCCGGGAGCTTTTCGCGCCCGGTCTGCCGCCGACGCTGATTTCCGAGATCGTGCGTGTATTTCAGCGGCAGGCCGTGGGCGGTTGCCCACGGGGATCAAAAGGGAACGTCGTCGTCACCCACCGCAAACGGGTCCGAGTTCGATGGCCGCGCCGCGAATGGCGAAACCGTAGCCAATGCCCGAGCAAAGCTACCCCCGCCGCCCGCCTTCGGCTTACACACCACCTGCGCCGACGTATCGCCGTACTGGTTGACTTCGGCCATGACCGAGGCCTGCTGGCCAATCAGCGTTGATTGGATGTGCTGAAGCCACGTCTCTAGTTGGACCAATCCTTCCTCATTGCACCCAAACTGCTTGCAGCGAATCTGCGCGGCCTCCCATTGCGGAACCTTGCTCGCCGCCTTGTCGTCCGGGTTATTGACCAGTGAGCCAGTCAGCCACCACACGCCCGTAATTGTGCCGCGGTCTGACACATCGACGGTGATCTGAAGGCCAGGCGTGCCCTTCTTTTCGGACTTGATATAATCGACGGCGCTTATCGCGCCCGTGTACCACGCGCCGTGCTCAAACATTCGCCACCGCCACCGGTTCGCGCGTCAGTTCGGCCTCCAGGGCGTCAAGCGCAAACGCCGATTTACCGGCCACCCGCTGCTGCTCCGTCTCCTGCACGACCATCTCCAGCGTCACCGGCTCGGTCGTATCGGGAATGTCCATGCCGAGCGTAGCCGCCGGGCAAACGCGCCGCTGAAGCCGCGTGATGCACCGGGCAAACAGCATGTCCATGGGATTCATCTTCCAGTTTTCCTTGCCGTCGAGCTTGCCGCGCTTCGCGTCGTCCATGGTGTAGGTGAAGACGTGCGGCTTGCCTTCAGCGTTGAGGTACGGCTGCCCGTCCTTCGTGGCGATCAGCGAACATTCACCCATGTCGTGCTTTGAAAAAAGCCAGTGCCAGCCGTGCCGCTGAAGGAGGCCGGCGCGGAGGCTTGCCCGCATCGCCACCACGCCCTGGATCACGTCGAAGGCGTTCAGTGAGGTGTCACGGTCCAAGCCGAACGGGCGCCCAGCAGCAATCCGCATTTGCACCTCATCCTGGTTCTGGCACCCCGGCCGTTTGCGGACGTGGTAGGCTTGCGCTCGGTCGAGCAACATGCGCTCGGCTTCCTGGCGCATCGTCTGGTCTGTCACGCGGTCTAATAGTGTAGCAATCCGCTCCATGTCCGGAACCTGATTCATTTCCACGGCTTGCGCCGATGGCTGTGTCGTACTCATTACTTTGCTCCCTTGATTTTGAAAATTCGCAGCGGCCGCGAAACCGACCGCTTTAACACGTCTGCGTACACCTCCGGGTACTTCGTCTTCAGCGCGTCGGTATCAACACGCATCGTCTCCACCACCCGAAACAACACCCGCTCCTCCGCGCTCGCCCGTGCCTGTTCGTTGACGCCAATAAGCGCGTCGATGCCCAGCCGGTGCGGCTCGTCCTCGGCTGACTCGTCGCCGTCGCGGAGCGCGTCTTGCACCGCTTTTGCCCGCTTCTCCAAGTCCTTAGCTCGTTGATACTCAGCCACCATTGGCGCAAGCCCCTCAATCTGGACAAGCCCCTGGTCGCTAACAGCCGACCACTCGTCCATCTGGCACGTCGGCTCCCACTGGCAGGAATCGCAGCGCCCGTCGCGCTCCTCCAGCCATGCTGGTGCCACGCGCTGGTCAACGTGGTGGGTCATGAACCAATCGACTTTTTCCGCCACAACCTTCATCAGATCCGGCCGCGCTTCGATTTCATACAGGTCCAGTTGTCCCGTGTCGCGGTTTAGCGCCGCGATGCACGCCCACTTCCACCCAAGCACGCGCATATACCACTGCACCTGCATCAGATACCCAAGCGGCACGCCGTCGCGCTTCCAGTCCCAAAAGACTCGGTCGCTCACGGTCTTAATTTCGAGAACGCCAGGCCCGCGCTCCTGCCCGACGATGGCCCGGTCCACCCGCTGGAGTTCGTGGCCGTTGGCTGATGCCCGCTTGCGCCGGATCTTCCAATCTGGCCGCGCCTCGGTGACCATGTCGGCAATGCCGTCTTCCATTAACTTGCCGGCCACGATTGGCCCGGTCCGCCGAAACTCCCGGTCCTGCGGCACGCCGGTCTTCTGGTACCACAGCCGCCGTGCGCAGCCGTAGGGCTCCAGGCCTAAGACGTGTTGGATGTCGGTCCCGCCGATGAAGCCTTGACGTTGTGACGGATCTTGCGAGACTTCCGGCACATGCCGCTCAAGCGCGTCAAAGCGTTCAGCGTGAACAAGTTGCTCACCCATGGAACACCTCCCAAACCTTGACGCCCAGCGCGATCACATTCAGCCCAAACGCCACCCCGCCCAGCGTAGCCGTCAACCGGTCCTGGCAGTCGTAGCGCGTAGCGGTGAGACAGATGGCCCACAGCGCGGCAACGTGAAACACGATCCAGTAGAGGGGCGTCATCGCGTCACC